ACCTGGAATATGTCCAGAGGCTGCTGTTACTTCACCCGCTATTACAACGTCGTCTGGCAAGCCAATTGTTACGTCATTTCCTGAACGATCTACTGTAACCTCATTGCTTGTACCATTAAATGTTAAAGCTGTTGCAGCTTCAGATTCTGCAATTTGTGTGTCTACATAATCTTTATTTGCAGCATCAGTACCAGAAGTTGGTGAGCCAAGCTCTGTAATCTTGTTGCCGTTAGCATCAAAATCTGTTCCTAGTCCTGAACTTTCCAATACCTTATTCTGTAACGTTTGCTCATCTGTAGTACCTACGACATCGCCTACAACTCCGTGTACCCCAGTTGTTGAAGCATTGTGTGCATTTAGAGCATCTGTCAAGCTCTGCACTGCATCTGCTAAATCTTGAGGGTTAACAGAGATTTGTACCCATGAGGTACCGTTGTCTAGATAAAGTGTTTGATTATCTGTTGCTACATATAAAATACCGCCTTTAGATGCAGCTGGTCTTTCTGAAAGAAGACCGTACTTCGTTGCGCCACCAGCAATCCACTGTGTGCCGTCATAAAATCTTGTTTCCTTATATGTTGTATTGTAGTATAACTGTCCTGCGACTGGCAAAGATGGGTCGGCAGACAGATTTTGTAATCTAGCATTTAGCAACTCATTCTTGTTGAGATCTAAGCTAACTGTAAATTTTCTTGCCATTCTTCATTCTCCTTTATGACAGATATGCTGTTCCTGAAAAAGGTTGCGCCATCGTCAGTGTTATTGTATTTTCACTATTCCATTCAATTCCTGTTTCCCAAATATCTCCTGCGCTATCTTTTACAGTTATATTTGGATGATATCCTAAATAGTGGTCAATCGTTATAGAGTATACTCCATCAGTAGGACCTTCCAACTGAGACAATTCCCAGGAAAAAATTCCTGTTGCATTTGTTAATTTTATTTTAATTGCATCTTGCCATGTTGTGTCACTTGGCTTTGGACCCCAAAACCAAAATTGATCGATATCATAATAATAATCTCCCTCTAATCCAAAATTGTTAGAAGGGTTGCCGTGTCCATTAAGAATAGTTTTTCCACGAGGTCCCTGAGGACCTGGAGATGATATTTTTATATTTCTTACTTGTTCTTTGACTATAACTTTTTCGGCCATTATATTGTTACCGATCTACTGAGTGTCATAAAACCCTCAAGGAGTTTAATCTTATTCCCGTTAGAATCGATAACCATAATGTCGTATGCAGATTTAGGAAAAAACATTTTTCCTGTTTGAGTTGGTGTCATTTTTACATCTAGTGTTCCAGTTGGACCATCTATTGTAATTCCACCTGAAGGGGATGTTAGCGTAAAAGCTAACTTACTTCCACCTTTTGTATCTCTAACCTGCATCTTTGCAGATGCTCCAGTAAGGTCGATAGGTGTAACCTCATCGGCCTCTGTATACTGAACTTGGAAAGTAAATGTTGCGTTATGGTCTACTTCCCAATTTTTTTGTACTGCCATTTGCTATAGTCTCCTAATAGGAATACTCCTGTACCAATTTTAGCACAGGAGTATTTCTAATTGACTAATTGTTTACTTTTTTGTAAAGCCGAACGCTGGCTCATTTGTATTTAGAGCCTTTAGAATAACTGGCAGCACTGCTGCGATTCCACCCTTGATTAAATCTCCTGGGTCAGTGTTTCCAGTCATGTAAAGAGCAATGGCTGCACCTAAAAAGTGACGACCATAGCTTGCTAACGCTGCTAGAATTTTTTCTTGCATTGTTACCTTTCCATCATTGTTTAGATCTTGATTCATAAGATCCTCCTATTTCTGGGCCCTGTGCCCAGGAATTTTGGGAGTTACCCCAAATCTTATTATATACCCATTAAGCAGAAATGTCTACAATTTCACAATTGCCATCTGAGGTGCAGGCAAGTGTCTGTGTTCCGCTTGTTCCGTCTTCTGTTTCATAGAAAGAAAGATCTTCCCATCTGATGTTAGCTGGCATCCTTGAAAGAAGATCTTCGTACTCTTCTTTAGAAACTTCTTGATAAGGAGCCTGCTTATACGAATGATCTGAATGCGGTAGAAATGAGATTCCAGAAACTTCATCAAAATGCTTATATACCCAAGCACCCACTTCCATCCACTCGTCTTCTTTAACAGAAACTGTAATTGATGGTTTGTGTTCACACCATGCACGTTGATACACTAGCCAAGTGTTTAGATGCTCTATAGCTGTCAAATGGTCTCTTGTAATTGCTCCTTCTGGAGCTTTTACTGGAAATGAAAACACATATGTATCATTTGGTTTCATGAAATCATCTTCTACAGGGATTCCAACTTCTTTTAAAAATGTTGAAAGTGGATCTTTTTTATCTCCACGAACTGTACGAATATAATATGGAGAATGCCATGCGTGCATTCCAGATGAAACTCCCACAAGCTGAGAAACCGTTCCAGAAGGTTTTACGCAAGTTATGGCTGCTGACTCTGGTATACCAATCTTTTTAGCTTCTTTTTTATTAATCTCTCTTGCATGCTCACGTAGTTGCACTAACACGGATTCTAATTTATGAATATCTTCTTTTCCTGAAAAGAATTTGTGTCCAAATTGTCCAGTTAACGAAACACCGAGTAGTCGCTCCTCCTCAGTATTATCTTTCCAAATTTTACGCAAATACTTAAAGTCTGTAAGAGTTGATTGCCATGTTCCTAATATCGTTGCAAGGCGTACTTTATTTTCAACATCCTCAACTGTATCCTTTTCACGTAATACGACTTCTGAAAGATTACAAAACTGATAAGGACGTAAAATAATTTCTGAACACGGGTTAGTTCCGTAATGTATTTCAGGATCCCTACGACCATATTTAGCTGCCTGCGCCTGCGCTGCTGCAACATTATAGATTCCACGTTCGCCAGATTTTGAGTCATACAAAGATTTCCATTCTGCTATAAATTGCTCCATCTCTGGTTTTCTTGAATAAGCGACAGAGTTGTTTGACAACGCACGTTGAGAATTGTTTTCCCACCAATTTCCAGATTTTGCTTGTGCCATCTCAATATCGTTAATGTTTGAAAGAGATATCATTGCTGATCTACGAACTCCTCCTACAACAACGATTTCACCAATCTTACACATAATGTCATGAGCTTCAATTGGCTTTAAGTTTCTTCCTGCTGCATTCTTAAATTTTGCAATAGTAAAATCAAAAAGATTTACAAGTGGCTGTGGTCCAGAAGATCTTCCACCCATAGTTTTAAGTCTTGCTCCCGCTGGTCTAACTTTTGAAACATCTATAGCTGGTATTTGTCCAGACCATAGCAAAGCAAGGAGCTCACGATAAGCCTTTGCCCATCCCTGCTTGGAATCTTCTACTGATATTACTGTAGATGACTTTTCAAAAGACTCTGGGACGGCAGGAAGTTTATTAACATACTTGTATTCAACAGAAAACCCAACTCCAGTTCCACACATAAGGATATACATTGTTTCATCAAATGATCTTGGATTATCAACTGGAACAAATGAACAGTTGTAACCTGCAACATGGTCTCTGTCTAACGCTGGGCCAGCAGTCATGACGGATCTCATTGAAGGCATAACATTACGATTGTAAACTGCCTCTTTTAGCTCAGAAACAATTTTTGAATCTGGAGTGTATTCTAAAGTTTTTAAATGCTCGATCATAAAGTCAAAATATCTATCAACTGTTTCACCCCATGTTTCTCTGCGATTTTCTTCTGGGATCCATCTTGCATATCTGGACAACGCAATGAAATTTTCATATGGGTTATCAATTGTTTTTGACATTTATTCACGCCTCTTTCCTGTAAAATAGTAAGATACTAAGTGTATCAAAAAGTTTTTTGTAGGTCTACACCTTTTTAAAAAAATAAATATGTTATTTAATTAATTATTAATCAACTAAAATTTTAGTCAACTGACTTGACAGTAACTTATATTCAATGATATGATAAGTATTCGTTATCTCTAAAGGAGGAAATGCCAATGGAGAAAATAAAAGACAGGCTGAGTGATGTAGTACATAACTGGTCTTATATAGCGATAGGACTTCTATTTCTATTTGGACAACAGCCGTCTGCTTTAGCTTTGACAGCACCTAAAGTGTTGGTTGAGACTAAAACAGAAGCACAACTTAAGAAAGAAACCCTAGAGAAGTACAGCAATACTGTATACAAGCCTTCTGAGATGCTTTCAGACTTAGAGTTAAAAGAATTACTCGAAGCTGTAGGCTTTGAAGGAATAGCCCTTAAAACGGCTTGGGCTATTGCTAAGCGGGAATCCAATGGACGCCCAATGGCTTACAATGGTAACAGGAAAACTGGAGACAGTTCCTATGGAATTTTTCAGATTAACATGTTGGGAAATCTCGGCATTGATCGTAAAGAGAAATTCGACTTAAAGTCAAACATACTTTTGTTTGACCCAGTAATTAACGCAGAGATAACGTATTACATGACACAAGGCGGAACCGACTGGTCGTCATGGAAGGGGTTAAATGCCCCAGCAAAGGAATTTTACTTAAAATTCCCAACGAAGTAGAAAGGATGTAGATGGAGATACGTTACGTATCAAAATATATATCCATGTCTGAGGAAGGCCTGGTTGAAAAGCTTTTATGCCCAGTAGACCAGGCTTCTCTTATGCCTAATCTAGGAATAGATGATGAAATTTTTTTATACTGTCTGGCATGTAGCTATAAAACAACAATAGGTTTAGCAAAATATAATCAAATTAAGTTATCTGTTGAATCAGTCATGGGTAAAAAAATTCAATATGAGTCCCTGCCTATTCCAGAAACAGACTCAATGGGTAGAGAAAAATTTTGGGAAGATATAGGTAGAGCAGATGAATGAAGAAGAAAAAGTATCAAATTTAGAAGAAAGTTTGCCAATGGTTACCTACATTATGCTGCATAGAATATATGACATGCTAGCACTAATAGCAAAAAGCGTAGCCCCTGGTGAAGATGTGGAAAAAATGATACAATATCATGAGGCGGGGTATCTACTTGGTCCTGCGCCTTCTTATACACCAGGAGAAGAAAATGAATAGACAAGAAGCGCTTGACATGATGTATGCAAGCATTGTTGAGGACATGACATTCATGTATACAAATGCAGGTTTGTCTCAGGAAGAAGTAAAAACACATCTAGATCAGAATGTGATGGCTTTTCAGCTTATATGTTCAAACATGTATGAAAAGCTTCTTAGCGAAGGGGCGTTAAATGCCTAAATTTATATACAAGCCAATCGATGAGGTGGTGCACAATCTGTACAAAGAAAATACAGGCGGTATAGACCGATCAGGTGATTTTCCAAATGGGTTGACTGCAGAGCTATGTGTCACAGCAGATTCAGAAGAAGAAGCTCTACAAATTAGAATCATGATATCTCATATTGATAGCTGGGAACTTCTAAGAAAAGAAGACTAGTGGAAAGTTATTTAAGCCGTTGGACCGATGATGAAGAGTTTATAGATCTTTGTCATCGGTTTAATGCTGTTACTGGAATGACCAATTCTTTTGACAATGCTCTGTACGCCAGACTTTACATTTTAAGACAAATTGCACAACAAAAAAAGCATATTGGTGCAAACTGGGCTGAATGTGGCACTTATGCTGGAATGTCAATGTTTTTTGTTGCCGATTTATCACCGTTAACATTTTATGGAATAGACTCTTTTGAAGGAGTTTCAGAACCTGGTATTCACGACACCGAATACTTTAAAAAAGTAAAACTAGATATCCCAATTGAGCCAGCTCAAAACAACCTATCAAGTTTTAACAAAGTTAAGCTAATTAAAGGCTGGATACCAGATGTATTCAACGAACTTCCGTCAGACAACAAAACCCAATACTCGTATGTGCACATAGATGTCGACCTTTATGAACCTACACTGGAATCGATAAAATATTTTTATCCTAAGATGGTATCTAATGGTGTAATGATATGTGATGATTATGGGTCATACAAGACCATAGGGGCAAGAAAAGCCTTTGTTGATTTTTTTGGAAAAAATTCAATTCTTGAACTACCAACTGGGCAGGCGATAGTATATAAATAAGTGTTGACTTTATTATAATTAAATAATACAATTAGTTTTACAGGTTGAGCTTTTTGTTCCCTGTATTGTGCGTAAGCACACAGAACCCAGATA